ATCGCGTAGTCATATCTCAATGTAAGAGTTACATCAACGGGATCAGTTGTATTTGACCAATCCAAATCACCAAAAGTAGCGTTGGTAATCCAAGTACCTTTAAGCGTCCATTCTTCAACTTTATCACCTACAGGACCAAGAACGTTAATAGTTACATCCTTCTTATAGAAATCTGTATATCCATCACGACCTGTTACTGATTCATGCCCTAAACGAATCCATTCCATACACGCCTGTGCTGCTGATGGGACTACCGGATCATAAAGAGTAATTTCAAGTTCTTCCCACGCTCCCTTTCCTTTAACATATCGTTTTACGTTAATGTGATCTAATTCTATTGTTTCAAATGCAATTGTAGGTCTATTCGCAGTCTTAATAAGGTAAGCTGGAATACCCTCAATGTACATGATGTATCTGTTCTTCGTTTTTGGTTCAAACGGAGTGAACATTATTTCTGACGGGTCTAATAGCTCTGGCATCTCTTGTCTCCAATTAAATTTTATTTTCTTCTACTATAAATATCAAATTTCTAAAAAATCATTATATTCATTTTTCATAGTTTTATAGAAGTTTTTAATTTCTACTCATATATAAATATAACAAGCAACAAAAAACTCCTCAAAAAATTAAACTATTAATTCATATTTTAAATGACCACAATCCCATATTCGGTCATACCCATTTAACTGCATATTTTGCCATTCTGTTAAATTTGGATCAAATGATTTTAATTTATCTTTAATTACATTTTTTCTAAAATTAAATCTATGCTTTCTCATTCCATCTATAATATACCAATATCCAGGAGCTCCATCTGATATTTTAGTAAATCCTAAATTTTCATAGAGTACACCAGTATTCCAACGTCTATCAGAATAACTTATTATAGTTTTTGGATTGTTATTTTTAATAAAATATTTTAATAATCTATTAGCTATACCAGTTATTTGATATTTAACCGCAAACCTACTCAATTCAAAATCAGTATCATCGACGTTTCTGCTACCCAATGCAATTCTTCTTTTACTGAATGTCATAACTGAAACTAATTCATCATTATAATATGCTCCTACCTTAACTCTACTTTTATCTTCACCTTGGATGTGTATTTCATTTAAAAAATCATTTTTATCTTTCGGGTTTATTTCTTTAAGTATACATTTACGAGCAAAAATCGTTGTTTTGGAAATTCCTAATATATGCTTTAATCTACTTTTTACTACACATCGCTTATTCATCCACTCATCTTCAAATATTTGTATAAGTCGTACTCCATTTTTATTACACCTCTTTGTTTTATTTAAATGATAATTTTTATCTTTACCATTAAGTTCAGAGTGCCAATATAGACCATTGTATTCTATTGCAAGTTTTTTAGAAGGAATGTAAATGTCTAATTCTTTACCGCTTAAAATTATTTTATCGTTTTCTATTATTTCTATAGTTGGAAGTAACTCCTGTACATACTGGAATATTTCTTTTTCTGCTAATGACGTACTCTTTAATGGATAACATATATTACACCTTGGTATTTTGCCATTATTTAAATGATCTTCAAATATTAAATTACATATTTTGCATTTAAATTCATATCTACCAACTATTCCATTATAATCTTCTATGTTAAACATTGGAATTATTTTATCTTTAAACGGTGTATTATTTAACAATTTATTAAATACCTTTATAGCATGATCCCTTTTGAATTTATCCGTTTTACTATAATTATCTACTCCATATTTAAGTAAGCAAGTCTGTTTCATTTTTTCTTTATTTATATAGTTTTCGTCACCATACTTTTCTAATTTAGTTTGTTTAGTTTTTTTAGTATTCACATAATTTTCATTACCATGCCTTTTTAATTTAGTTTTTTTAGACTTTTTAATAAATTCACCAGTTTGACAATATAACTTTCCATCGTATTTTTTCTTTTGAGCTATTATAGATAATTCAATTCTACTTTTAATATTTTCTGGTGTTTTGCTCCAGTTTTGTTGACATTCCCACCCACAAAATTCTTTAGTATTTTTTTTATATGCTACAAATTCTTTTTTACACACTTTACATTCACCTGATCTACGGGAATCATTATACCTTCCTTTATCTCTACATTTAATTGAACAATATTTGCCACGATTACCTTTTAATTCTTTGGGTCTAATTAAAAATAATTCATTACATATTATACACAATTTTTCTATTTGAGTTGACCGGGCTTTATTAGAGCATGCTCTATCACAAAATAATTTATTTTCTGGTATTTCTTTTTTACAATATTTACATAAGTTATTCATATTATCATCTATCCTACACTAATTATAACTATAATTATAGGTAAATTACAAAAACTACCTAATTAATTTAACTTTTTTGTATAAGAAACAAAAAACCCCAAATATAAAATCTGGGGTTTCTCTTTAACTGCTGTTTGATTTATAGTTTTAACTTGGGAAAACCGCTCCTGTTGGTAAAACGCTGAAGTCCAAAACAATAAATTCTGCCGTTCGAGTTGGTTGGATAAAAATTTGTCCTACCAACTGGTTTCTGTCGACTACATCAGGAGTATTATTACTGTCATCCATAACTACCTTAAATGCTGATAAACCACTGTTTGCCTGTACTGATTCTAAGAACGGATTCACAATGTTCAAGAAACGATTTCTCGTCGCACTTGTATTTTGTTCGAAAACCAAGTATCTACTTGAACTTGCAATGAACTTCTTCAACTTGATTAACAATCTACGAACATTCACACGATCAAGTGCTGATGGTCTTGCTTGGAGTGTTTTTTGTCCCCAAACTACTACACCTTGACCTGGGAATGAAGCGATTGGATTAACTCTATCTTCATAAAGAGNATCTCTTTCTTCGTGAGTCAATCTTGTTTGTGCTTCAAGTACAGTTGTTAAACCACCACGATTCAAACCTGCTGGTGCGAACCATTCGTGTGCTACTTTATCTGTGTAAGCTATTACACCAGGTAACACTACTGAAGGTGGAACCCAAACTGGAAGTGCTGTATTCCTATCAACAATCTTTACCCAAGGGTAATAAGTTGCTGTATAATTACTATCAAGTGAAGTAATCGCGTTTGTTGCAGTTGATATGGAAGCACCCTTAATTGTACAATCTAATACATAAAATGCATCGCCACGCTCTTCACATTTGGCAATTGCATAATTCGTAATTTTACTATGTAATCCGTGAATAATACCAGGTGTTACCAACATATTGATATCAAATTCATCAGGATTACTGATTGCATTAATTGCTTTCTTATAAGCAGTTGAACCAGCAGTTGATGAAGTTGAACAATCAAATCCTTGTGTATTTGTATTCACAATATCAGCTCCTGTGTATTTAGGTGCTGCTGGATTTATACTATCGAATCCACCTTGAAATGGAACAACGAACTTTCTCTGTTTAATATGAGAAAGTGTAAGTGTTACCTTTTCAGTTCCATCCGAATAAGTATCAGTACCATATCCATGATTGCTAGAAGTTGTACCGTTAAAATCCTCAATACTCATACTGACTTGTGAACCAGATCCAAATGAATTATGTGGTGCTAAATACTGCCTTGCATCTATATTTGAATAATCATGTCCATAAGGTACATCATCATCATATTCATTTGATGCATTTGACTGTGAAGCTTTAAATGCCCATACTGGTACAGATGAATCATCACTACCAAATGGATTCCTAATTGCTTTATGTCCCATTGGAACTACCGTTACTGGTACTTCTCTATTAGATATTGCTGAATAATCAGATACATAAATATGTTTAGACAGATTTGGCCAATCACCATTATAAGTGAGTTTACCATCTGAATCTATTGTTACATACCTATCACCAATTCGTCTTGCAAAGAAATTAGNACTTGTAGGATTAAAATTCAAATTATCCCATTGTTCTATTGGATTACCCTTTAACAGGTCATTGTTAGACATATTATCATCCAATCCAGTTTCTCTTAATTGAACTGAAAATGAACCAAAATCACTACCTGCAATTGTACCTGCTTTCTTAATATTCAAAATAACAATCTTAAATTTGTTATTTACATCACTACCATGTGAACGAGAGTTAACTTTAAATAAATCATATCTACCACCATTAATCAACTGTGATTGAATTTCTGGTGTTACTGCATTTTGATATGTTATTCCTAAACTCAAAGTTCCATCTACTACAGATACGGTATCACCTGATGAATATCCTTGGCTACTTTGTGCATATTTAAAGTTCTTATACAAATATGATGATACAGTATTTTGACCAGACTTTTGAACTTGTGCATCTGAACTAAATACTTCATCAATATATGTATATCCAGTAGGTATAGTACTTCCTGTATTAAATGAAATTTTATATACATTCTGTGAACCATCTGCTGTTAAACTTTTTTCACCCCAATTACTACCACTAAGTGTTAATGTAGCTGCGTCCCAATTACCAGTAATAGTACTTCCTTCTAAATCTGCAGTTCCATCTGAACCACCACGAGATGGTGCTAATAGTGCAACTGTTTTACCACCTGTTGCTGATGCTCCACCTGCAAGAGTGGTAGTTGTACTACCAGATTTAAAAGTAAAACTATTTGCTGCCGTACCTGCACTGGACCCACTTATCGAAATCTAGTTGCTGTTGTTCCTATTCGAGCTACAGTAACACCCGTTCCCGATACATTACCTATCTCTGTTACCAAGTTTGCAATACCGGTACTACCAGTCGCTGCTAATGAACTACTTCCTACGAAAAAGTATGTATTTCCAACATCATCTGGAACTGGTTCATTTGATGCTACAAAATTATAAGTCGTTGCGCCACTACCAACAATTGTAAATGTATCACCATCAGACATATCTGTAATGTGAACTGATGCTGATGCGTATGTGGCCGATGTTGCGGTTCCTACCTTAATTGCAAGACTATCAACTGAATAACCGGCTGTGTTTAACACACGAATTATTGTTACAGTTCCTGCACTTCTTAAATATTGTTCTACCGCGTACGGTGTGTAATAATTTGAGACTCCATTTTTATCGGAGGTAGACCCAAACATTTCTTCAAACTCAGGAAAANTACGAATAACTGTTGGAACAAATGCTGGACCTTTTACGGTTGGTCCAATTATTGCTGCTCCAATGTTTGCAATTCCTTGAGGTAGAAATGATAAATCCCGTTCCCTGGTGAAAACACCCGGACTTACAATCCTTTCGCTCATGTTATTTCCCCCATATTAGATTTATTATACATTATTATTCTCCTAATTTAATATTAAAGTTGATGAAACCATGTCAGTTATTCAATAAATTGACAACATTTTCTTTAGAAATATCACTCTCCAAAATGAAGTATAGACTAAAAAAATATCTAACTATAAATATAACCTAAACCACTCAAACGATTAGTTTAGAGGAGATTATTTTAAGTAGTTTCTTTTGTTACTTCTGGTGTTTCTGTAGCTGTGAAAACCCCTGTTGATGGGTCTAATGAACCTGGTCCATACTTTTTATTCAAATCATCAACTAACTTTCGTTCTGATTCTTGTACACCAACATATTCAGATTCTAATTGAACTTCTGAAGATTCTAATGAATCAAGTTGTTGTTGAACTAATAATCGTTGAACTTTTAATTGCCCAAACTGAAGTTGTTTTTGTTGATATGAACTTTGTAAGTCTTGTAAAGATTTTAATTCATCTTCTGTAAACTTTGTTTCTTTATTT